TTCAGTAGTGTTACCTAATTGTCCTGATGTTTTAACACCGAATAAAGTAGGATTAATTACACCGTGAGCAACCATAGTTGATTCAGCTATGTATTTCTGTGTTTCTAAATATCTTTTGTCTAAATCGTTACCATTTAAAGTTGTAACTGTTGGCTCTGTATCTTTTCCTTTAGCATAAAGAACTGTTAAACCCCCTTTTTTCTTTCTATCTGTGATGCTATCCTTTAATTCAGCTTCAATTTTACGCTTAACATCATCTTCAGGCACTCCATTCAATAAGGAAATTATTGTACCACTTGTAAAACCGTTTACCGATTCTGCAAAGTGAAAATTATTCATTTCAATGTCTGCCATTATAGATACAATAGCACCCGAATAATTAGCAATAGGATAAACATTGCAAGTCAACTTACCATTGTCAAGTAAAAATTGTTTAGCCTTAGCTGAAACATACATAACACATTCTAAATCTTCTGGCGTTCTGTGATGAATAGATTTGTAAGTTTTGAAATTAGTTTTTTCTGCTGACTGTTGACCTTTCCAATTTTCAGAATAATAGAAGTGAACAAAATCCTCATCGTTTCGCATTAATTCTGCATCAAGCACATCATACTCCCAAAGTCCTGAAACAATACTTTTAACACACCTAATATAGAACTCATTTTGTATCTCGTTATCTAAACAGCAAGCACTAGCAACTTCTTCAAGTGTTAATTTAGCTTTACCGTTTTTTTTGATTAATTCCCATTTCGCTAAATCATTACCTTTATATTCAAGTCCTCCCGAAGTAATATATTTTACTTTAGAATTAATTATACCTGAATGTATTGGACTTTGATAATAAAGTGAAACAAGGAATTGAGGATATAAATTATCTTTACCCCATTTAATCCAAGCACCTTGCGATTTAGTTTCGTATGGTTGTGGTATCTCAGCTTCTCTAAATATCTGTGATACTACATTAGCTTTATTTTCAGTACTCATAAACTTTATTGGTTATTTGCGCATCATACGCTATAATTTCTTCATCTGTATCGAATACTCTAACCTTACCAATCTCTACTCTAGTCCCATCAGCAGGATCTACACTCGTATTGTCTGGCATTTGGTAGCATTCGTATTGATAATCTCCTATATTTGGAAATTCAATGTCATCATTTACACCCTCAGTTAGTGTAAATTCGTTGTATCTGTCAGTAAATGCACTAATATCTACCAATTGCAAAGCACCTGCAACTGTATTGTTCTGTTCTCTAGTGAAAACAAATAGCCAATTACTCGGTATCGATGGATTCGCTAGTTCTGACAATGTCAATATTAGCGTGTTTGCTTGGTTTTTTATTATTTTTAACGTCATTTGCTGTCTTAATGTAACCTAATTTAATCAATAAAGGTCTATTTGCCTCGTTGTTTTCTATGCAAGTACCTAACTTTTTTACAAAAATTTTCTCCATTCTACAAATTTAATAAAAAAAAAGGTAGGTTGTTACGCCTACCTTAATTTATTTTTAGTAATTTACTAAGAACCAGCTTCTAAAAGTGCTAAAACAATTACGCTAGATACTTTAGGTGCTTTACTTTTTTCTTTACCTGTGAAAGTTAAAGTATTACCGTTCATATCTTCGTAGTTAGTTCCTACTGCTCTCTCATCGATTAATTTAGCACCATTCTCTAAGAACAATACCTCATAAGTTCCATCGTTTAATTCAAAGGCAATAGTTGTTCTACCTTTACCAATTGATTCGATGTTATCAATCATTCCTGCTGTATTACCTGCAAGTACAATAGTCGCTGATTGCTCACGTCCATAAGACGAAGTTTCTCTAGCACCTACTGCTGTATCTGTGTATGTTGATGTTCCGAGTTCAAATTTAACTCGGTAAGCATACTTTCCTGCATTTAAAGTTAAAGCAGAAATAGTTCCGTTCGCAAAAGTCAATGTATCTGTCTCAGCAGTTGACCAAGCAAAAGCTTGTGCAATACCTCCTGAGGTATCGCACTGTAGCTCAAAATCATTTAGTATTTCGCACATATTAAGATACTGCTAATTGTAAACGTGTAAAGTATTGTCCCCAAACAATCTGTGTCCCAAGTCTGAATGAAACCTCAGCTTTTAACTTATCGTTGTAGTCATCGTATTTGATGTCGTAAGTCATATCTGACATTGAATCAACACCTAAAAAAGTCAAAGCTAAAGGAATAGCATACATTTGTGAAGTAGCGTTCAACTCTGGCAAAGAAATAACTTTAACATTAGTCAAAGGTAAAATAAATTCCATTGAAGAACCTACTGCTGTTGGTATAGGTAATTGTGAATAAGGATTAGCTTGATTCCAATCTTCCAAAATCAACAATGCAGTTGAACGACCTGTGTAAATTGAAACTTCCATTTCGTTATCAAACAATTCAACAGGAATAGTTTTGAATAAACCGTAAGCAATATTGTATGCGTTAGATGCTGTGATACTTGCCTCAGCACTCATGTAATCAACTACATCAGTATCATTATTGATACGATAAACCAAACCATTCATTAAAGCTAATTCAGCATCAATTGAAGTAGTGTCTCCTAAGATAACTAATCTTTGTGCTTTTCTCTCTAATTGTTTCATCAAGTAAGCCATTAAGATAGTTTCCAACTCAGCAGGTAATTGACCGTCTTGAGTTTTTAATCCTAATCTATTTAATACTTGTGTCATTTTAGTATTTAAAGTTTCGTTACAAAACTCAATACCTGCATACAATGGAACAGTCGTTAAATCTTTTTTAGTGAAGATTACTGAACCATCAGGACTTGGTGTACAAGCAACTTTAGCTTGAAGTGTTACATCTGCATTCATTAATGCAATTTCCTTAGTTCCTTTTACATCTTCTTCTAATGTCATAGTTGACAAGAAAGATGAATTTTCAATAAGGTCTGCAATTACAGATGGCATTGTGTTGTCAGTCCAAGCTGGCAAACCTGCTACGTTCCATGCAAACTTTTCAGCTACATCAACGCCGAATTTTTCTTTGATTGATTGTCTTAATTTACTCATTTTTGTTTGTTTAAAATGTCTTTAATTGTTAATTTTTTTTCTTCTCCTCCAACTATAACTGGAGTTTTTACGAACTTGCTTTCTTTAGCTTCTTTAAGTTTTGCCAATTCAGCAACTAACTCAGTGTTTTTTGTTTCAATTGCTGTAAATCTTTCGTGCGTATCTTTCACAAATGCGCTCATAAGTGTAGCAACTTCTTCTTGGATAGTTGGTGTTTCATCGTCTGCCATAACTTCGCCATCAGCGATCATCATAACAATTCCGTTAGCATCAACAGAAATAGCTTTTACTGTTCCATCTTCAAGCGTAACTTGGTAATCTCCTTCAGGTGCTGGCAATTCAGTTCCATCAGTTGTGATAAATACCGCTACACCCTCGGCAAGTTCTCCCTCATAACTAATCTCTACTCCATCGGTAGAAACAGCCATAGAAAAAACAACCTTAACAGGCTCAGCTTTGGTTAAGCCCATAAGCTCCCAAATTGATTTTGTTTTTTTACTCATTTTATCGTTTGTTTTTATTTTTACTAAATCTTTAAAAAAGTTTCCCTCAACTGAGAAACCTAAGAATTTACCATCTTTAACATTATTCCAAACTTCATCATTATCAACTTTGTAAGATGCTATCCATGTACCATCTTGTAAGTTTTGATTAGCAAATACTTGTGGTACACTTGGGTTTTTATCTCCACCTATCTGATAAGATGCAACCATATAAACGCCATCTTGCACTCTATTAGCATCGTGCATTAAGTTTACATTGTTGTTGTGTTGTTGTTTGTGGAATTTGTTTTTAATCTTGGTAATTGATTGCTCATCAAATAAAACATAGTGTTCTCCGAATGTACTATCACTTCTATAAATTGGAGTGTTAGCCGAAATCATTACACCTGTAACAATTCTCTTTTCATCGTTAAATGAATAAGCTAATGCTTCTTTACTGAATGCTATGAATCCTTTTTGATGCGCAGGACTATCTACAAAGGCGTTAAAATTAACACCTGTATCATCGTCATCGTCAATTGAAAGTTTATAAAATGGCAACATATTTGACAAAATTAACTACTAAGTACTTGACTTGTTGTTAATTTGTATTACCATTATTTAGAATTGTTCTAAATTAGTCTAATTTTTTACGAATATACCGAACCATATCAACACTAATTTTAAAGTCATAAGCCACGTTTTCCATAGCTTGTAATTTAGAATCGTTCTTAATAAGTTCATTTATGTATGCGTGGTAAATCTTACGCCAAGATTCAACGTGCTTACTAATCAATCCCTTATTGATTAATTCAGTAAGCACTCCCTCGTTGTATAAGCTGTCTAATTTTTCTATTGTACTCATCCGATTGTCGATACTGCTTGTGCTTTTTTAGTATTGTTTTGAATCATTGAAATTTCACTATCTACAACATAAACTTTTTGAGCATTATTTTGTAATCCTGCTGTTAAGTTACTTTGAGTTTGGTTTAATTGCGGTGTTGCAGTAGTTGTTTCATTTGAAGTATTGCCACCACTTCCACCGCTTGAAACAGATGGAGCAGAAACAGAACCACTAGCACCAAGTATAGACTTAGCTTGTTTAGCGGCACTTAATACAGATGCTAATTGTTGAGCATAAAATATTGCAAAGGTAGCAACTTTAGCACCTGGAGGAGCAGCGAGTGCGGCTGCTTGTGCAAGTCTTAATCCTTGAACAAATGAAACCCCAGTATTAATTGCTATTTCAGCAAGTGCAAATGCTTTACTTGCTTTACTTCCTTGTTTAGACAAGTTTGATATTGCACCAAATACACTAGCAGTAGCAGACAGTAACGCTTGCCTACTTGCTTGGATTGCTTCGTTCTTTTGTTTCTCAGCTTCTTCTTCTTCTTTATCTAAATCAATTGTTTTCTGTGAGTATTCAGCTTCAATTTTATGACGTTCTCCTTTGGTTAATTTATCATTCTTTAAAAGTTGATCACGTTCTATTAAAGCTAAATCTCTTTTGAGTTTTTGTTCAGCTTCAAAGTTACCTTGCATTTCTATAAGTTGCCCCTCTAACATTGCACGCTTTGAAACAGCTTCCTGTTCAAGTGCTAATTTTTCTGCATCCGTTTTTTCAGTTTGTTTAGTCTGTAAAAATTCAACTTCTAAATCATTTAACTCGTTCTTATGTTTTAAAGATAATTCCTGTTCAAGTTGTGCATTTGCTCCATACTTAGCTATTAAGTCTTGGCGTTCTCTTTCTTGGTTTGTGATTAATTGAATACGTCTTTTTTCTTCGCCCTCAACCATGTAAGAAATAGATAAGTCTTGCGTAGTTCTTTGAAGTTCTAAAAGTTTACGTGCATCTTCCTCTTGTTTTTTAAGTTCTTCCTCACGTTTCTTTTGTCTAGTATTTACATTGTCAGAATGTGACTTAGTAGCTTTCTTATCAACTTTTTCAACTTCTTGAATTACACCGCCTTGCTTAGTTACGCTATCAATTTCTTTTTGAATCTGTTTGTCTAACTTATCAAGTACAGTAATTTCTTTGTCTTTAGTTGCTATGGTAGCTTTACTTTTATAGTTTGCTATTTCTTGCGCATCAACTCCAGAGTTTACAGCACTAACATAATCAAAGAAACCTTTATTTTGTCCTGTTTGTGCTTTAACCTGCTCTTTAATTTGCTCTTTAAACACTTCACTTCTTTGACTTGCTAATGCTTCTTGTTTAGCTTTTAAAAGTAATAGCTTACCATTTAATTCAAGTGCCTTATTTACACCGTTTAATCCATTCTTTTCAGTATCAATGTTAGATAATAAGCTAGGATATTGTTCTTGTAATTTCTTAACAGCCTTTATTTTATCCTCACGACTTACATTCTCATCGTTTAAAGTGTTCTTTAACCTATCAATTGCTGATAACTCACTAGATACACTATCAATTGCTGTGTTAGTTGCGTCTGTCATTGCTTTTTGGCTAGCAGTTGTTGCTCCTATCATCTCTGATAACTTATCAAAGTTTGTGATAAGTAGAACAATACCAGCTACTACCGCAACTATTGGAACAGCAAGCATAGTAAGTCTTAATGCTTTCATAGCTGTACTAGTTCCTTGTGTAGCCCAAGTATAAGCAGTTTGAACTGTTGTAGCTATTTTAGTCTGTGTATTCTTTAGAAATAACAAAGCTAAACTTTCTTTCTCTAATGCAGTTCTAATTTGTTCAAGCCCGTTAAGTAATGTCGTAACAGCTTGTAACTTAACCATAGTTTTTTCTAATGATTCAGATTGCATTCCTGTTAATGCCATAGCACCCTGCAATGCTCCATATCCAGCAGTTATAGTTGAACCAATTTGTAAAGCACCTTGCAGATTTTTACCATCAGTACCAAGTCTTGTTACCTCATTTTGTAAATCCCCTAATTCGTCTTTTAAATCTCCTGCACGTTTTAGTGCTTCTTGACCTATTATAGACGTTCTCCCTGCTTCAAGTGCAATACTTTGATATTCTTTTATTGAACGTGTAAGCTGCCTTACACTCATTCCACCTGCTTCAATCTTAGAGTTTAAAGCTTCAAATTTACTTCCAACATCTGAACCCATTTTTGAGGTCGTTGTGGAAATAGACTTTAACTCATCGTCAATTTGCTGTAAGTCTTTAGCAGTCGAACCTGTATCAACTCTGGTCTTAAATATTATTTCTTCTGCCATGACTTATAAATATTCTTG